CCGGCGCGGTGTCGACGAGCTTGAAGAGTGCCGATTGCGTTCCGCCGGCCGCAATCCAATCGGAAGCGTCGCCCTTCTCAGGCAACCCGGGAAGCGCGACGACGCGGATCCTCTTGGCCTTGCCGTGAAGGCTTGCGGCGACATTTTCGGCGTGCTGGCGGCCGGTGTCGTCGTTGTCGGGAAGAACAATAACGTCAGCGCCAATCAAGTATTCGGCAAATGCCGGGTTCCACTTTCCCGCGCCGCCTGAGTTACAAGTGGCGGCCAGGCCCATGTCCCAAAGATTATCCGCGTCCTTTTCACCTTCAGGGATATACACCGGATAGCCGGCGGCGACCGCGGCGAGAACGTCCGGAAGCCGGTAAGGCAGCGGCTCGACGCCTTGCAGGTTCCACAGCCAGGTTCCGTCGCCTGCCGGGCGCCGCTGGCGGAAGGTTTTTGGTTCAAGTCTACAAACCTGGTAGACAAGCACGCCAGCGGCGTTGCGGTAGTCGTAGGTGGCGGTGAGACGGCCACGAGACGCTTCCGGCTTGGCTTCCGGCGCCGGTGCTGCCTGACCGTTGGCCTTGGCCGCCAGTGCGGCGAAGGTGGCGTCGAAGCCGTTGCCGTTGCCGCCGTTCAGCTCGAAGCCGTTGGCCGTCAGCCACTCTTTGGGATCGTGTCCTTCGGCGCGAAGAAGGTCGACGACACCGCCGCCGACCTTGTGCTCGTGGTCGTACCAGCAACCGTTGCTGAGATCGACCGACTTGGATCCGGCATTGCCGAACCGAAGCCGCTTTTTGCTCGAAAGCCTTGTGTTCGGCGAGCCCCAGACGAGGCGCGCCACGGCCGGCATTATGTCTTGAAATTCGGCCATGGGCGCGCCCCTGCCTGCCTAGGACTTACCAGGGGATATCGTCGTTCAGTTCGGTAGCGAGGCCACTCGGCGGTGCGGCCGTCGCCGGTGCGTCTTCCCAGCCGACGATCTCGATCACAGGCACGTGAACCTCGCCGTACTCGGCGTGCCTGTAGCTGTCCGCGTAGAGTTTGACGCGCGGCCGGGCGCCAGGGTGTTTAACGCGGTGTTTGTCGTAATTGCTGGCGAAGCGCGCGAGCGCCCGGGAACCGCCGGCTGACGAGGTGCTGAAGGTGAGCATCTCGCCGTCGCTGTCCTCGAGAACCAGATACGCTGCCGAAGCCCAGGGATCCTTGCGACCGCCTTTCGGATCGATCGGCCACAGAGCCGCGTCATTGTCGCCCAGGCTGTCCCTGGCGGGCTTCCGGAAGCCGTCGACGATGCGGCCGACGACGTGCCGGTCCGGCCTTCCGTCGACCCAGCGAACCCAGCCGATGGCGAGCTCGCTCGGAAGCGCGGTGAACTCGCTTCCCTCGGCGACGATGGTCTCGTTTTCGCCGCGGACGAATTTGCCCTTCTTGAACTTCAGGAGGTCGCCCGGGAAGATGGCGCTTCCCAGCTCGTCGTTGGCGAAGTCGGCCCAGGGCGAGGTCGTCGCCGGAACGGCCGGAAGGGTGGTGGTGGACGTTGTAACAATCGCGTTCATGTCGTTTCCTTTAGGTTGGGTTTGGTGATCAGAGGGTTTGGGATTTTCGCGGGCGGAGCGCGCGGCATTACGCGGCCTCGCCGTCATGGATCTGCAGAACTTCTCTGAGCCATGACGTTGGGACGAACAGCCGCCGTCCGAACGGCACCGTTTTGATTTCGCCCCGCGAGGCGGCTGCGTAAGCACCATTGCGGGACAGGCCGATCATCTTGCCCGCGATCTCGATGCTCGTGGTTGGCTTCTTCAGAACCTCGGCAATCCAATCGTCCATGGGACACCTCATTAAGAGGCGCGAAATCGCCTCTAATAATGCGGCGTAGCACACCGTACTTTCGCTTGCAATAACGTTTTTAGATGTTAAAGTGAGGCGGTAAATTCAATGGAGGATCACATGCCTGAGGCGAAGAAGCGCGGACGGCCGCCGAAGCCAGTCGAGGACCGGCGCCGCAACAACGTCACCATTCGATTGCGCGATGCGACCAAGGCTCAGCTCGAGGTCGAGGCTTCACGTTCGCAACGATCAGTCAGCGACGAGGTGGAAACCAGGCTGGAGCAGTCGTTCCGAGCCGAATCGCTGTTCAACGAGATTTTGCAGGCGAAGTTCGGTCGCCCCCTAACAGGCCTGTTGCTCGCGATGGGCTACGCGATGCACGAGGCCGGCAGGATGTCCGCCTTTCAGTCAACCTACACCCTTGAAGGCATGGATGCGTGGGCTGAAAATGCCCATGCCTTCGACCAGGCCGCCAAGGCAGCTTCCCATGTCCTGGAGGCTTTCAGGCCCTATGACGAGATCGTCACCCCGCCCCAGGCAGCGCTTTCTCCCGTCGAGATGGGGCAGGGCTTCGCCAACGGCATTCTTGGCGATATCGCAGGCCGGCCCGCCACTGAGGAAGGTCGCCGGCGCGGTGACGAGATTCGCCCCCTACTCGGGTCGCTTGCTGAGATCAAGCCGCAACCCAAGCAGCGAAGGGGAAGCCAGTCATGAGGGGGCACATCGCGCGCCGCGGCAAGTCAAGCTGGCGGCTCAAATTCGACCTCGGAACCGACCCGACCACCGGCGAGCGCCAGACCCGCTTCGTCACGGTCCGGGGTAAGCGGCAGGATGCCGAACGCGAGCTGAGCAAGCTCTTGAACGCCGCGCATGACGGCACGCTGGTCGAGCCCAGCAAGATCACAGTCGGGGACTATCTCTCGGCGTGGCTGGACGGGGCCCATGGACTGTCGCCGAAGACGATCGAGAGATACCGCGAGCTGGTCGACCGGCAGATCGTCCCGCACCTCGGCGCAATCGCGCTTCAGAAGCTGAGGCCCGCCCATATTCAGGACTGGCATGCGAAGCTCCTGAAGGCCGGAAGAGTGGATGGCGGCCCGCTGTCGGCGCGATCCGTAGGCCATGCGCACCGCGTCCTGCACCGCGCCATTGAACGTGCGGTGAAGGGCGAGATCGTGTCGCGCAACGTCGTGCACGTGATCAAGCCGCCCAAGGTCGAGGCCGAAGAGATCGAGGCGTTGAGCGGCGAGCAGATGGCGGCGGTGCTCGTGGCCCTCGAAGGCCATTCTCTGTTCCCCATCGTTGCCACGGCCCTTGGCACCGGCGTGCGGCGCGGCGAGCTCCTGGCGCTGCGTTGGGCGGATGTAGACCTTGACGCCGGCATCGTCCGGATCGAACGCAGCGTTGAAGAGACAAGGGCTGGGCTCGCCTTCAAGGCACCGAAGACGAGGCACGGCCGAAGGACCGTCTCGCTCTCCTCGATCACGGTCGACGCGCTCCGGGCACACAAGGTCAAGCAGCTCGAAACCCGCATGGCCTTGGGGCAGGGGAAGGCGACCGCCGAGACGCTGGTTTTCAGCAGGCTCGACGGCGCACCTTTGTCGCCAAACGGGCTGTCCTGCGACTGGAACCGCGTGTGCAAGGCGCGGAAGCTGCCGCCGGTCACCTTCCATGGCTTGCGACACTCTCACGCCAGCGCGCTCATTACCGCCGGCGTCGATGTGTTGACAGTCTCCCGCCGCCTGGGGCATGGGAGCCCGGTCGTCACATTGGGCGTCTACGCTCACCTGCTCGAGAACACCGACACCAAGGCGGCGTCCGCGATCGAGGCAGTCTTGCGAGGATCTTGACGTGATAGGAAGGCTAGGTGCCAGTTCGGTGCCAATTTCTGGTTTTGTACGCGATTGAACCCGTGCGAAATGGCAGAATTCTGCGGCCGGAGACGTGGCCGTGTGGCTGAAACAACCGGTCTACTAGACCTCGCCCCCCTGTCCCGACACGTCCCGCGCCGTACCGTTTAGCAAGGATTTCTGCGGCTTTCGACGATAGGACAGGGGGCGTCATTCTCTCTCATACCGCCCTGTCCCGGTGCGTTCGGTGCCAGTTCCGGTGCCAAAAGGAAACCCCGGCCGAGGCCGGGGCTGATTGGCGGCAACGATGGCCGGGATTTCACTTCGCCTCGGGGTCCAGCGCCTTCACCTTGTCCCGCACGACCTTCAGGCCCTCGACGATGCGCACCTGGGCCCTGACGGTCCTGTTGAGCCGCCAGCGGAGCCACCACAGGCGCGCCCGCCAGTAGAGCAGCGTCGTCAAGCCGGGCAAGGTGTCCGGTGTCACGGCTTCCTCCTGACGGCCGTCTCGAGGCGGCCCAGCAGCGCGCCAGCGGCCAGTGGCGACATGGCCAACCTCACCGTCACCCGCCGCTGCGCCAGCGCCGCGCTCCATGGTGGCGGCTCGAAAATGCCGATGATCTGGACGATGCCGGGATGCGTCTGGCTGTCCACGTGAACGTCGGAAACGAACACGCATTGGACCTCGACCGGTTCCGCTATCGGCGGCGGCGGCGGGGCGGGCTGCTTGGCGGGCGTGTTCATGCGGATGCCCTCGCAATCGCCCGCCACAAGTCTTCCTCCGTCGCGTGCGGCCCGTTCCATTCACCGGACCGGTCAATAAACCAGTAAGCGTCGGCGTCGAGGTGCGGGAAGTCGATCCGGACATCGTAGGCGATCGGCCGGAGGATGGGCGGTTCTGGAAGCCGCTTCATGACGCCCTCACCACGGCTTTGATGGCGAGCCCGAACAGCTTGCGATGGTCGGGGGCAATCGTCGTGCTCTCCTCCATGGCCACGGCGATGACGCGCATGAGCGCCAGCGCCTCCTCAATGGTCTCGGGCTCGCACTGGCATAGATGGTCGACGATGCCCTGCTGTTCAGCGTTCGCTTCGGTGACGATCCGGTCCATCTCGTCGTCGTCGTGCTCCCCGACCAGGATAACGTCGGCCTTGAGCTTGGCGTCGAGGTACCGCCAGCGGCGGCACAGCGTGACGATTTCGGATTCGGCGTTCTGCTTCATGAGCCCGCTCCCATGAAGCCATCGATCGCCACGATGGCGACGGCCGCCGCGGCCAGGGCGAGCCCGACGGCGAGCGCGAGCGAGCGTCGGCGGGACGGTTCAGACGTAGTTGTGGTATTCGGAGAATCAGCCATGGCTTCCTCCTGGATAGGGGCTGTGGTTAGGGCTGAGCGGGTGCTACCAACACCTGCTCGGCCCGCTTGCCATGTTAGCCGTAGTGGCATAAAAGCGCAACAGCAGAACTTTGTTGCCACTACGACTGATGTTCATTCGCTTCCGAAAAATCCAGTCCGGCGGGTCGAGGTCCAAGGGCGTTTCCGCGAGGATCGCCTGCATGGGCGACTGCGAGAGACGCTTCGCACTATCTGGCCGGGCCCTCGACGGATGCCCGCGCAAGCCCCGGTGTCGATGGCGCGTGATGACGGACAGCGAGGATTCGCCCACGCTCGCGCCCTACCGCATTCAAGTTCAACTCGTCGAGAATCGCAGGGTCGAGGGGCGCATCAAGCAGGAGCACGTAGCGCAGCTCGGAAGCATCGAGGGGCATCTCCTGCCGGCCTTCTTCGAGGGTGTCTCGACGGAGATCGCGGGCGCCATGAAGTCGCCGGGCTGGGAGCGGGCTTCAATCCGTGCCCGCGCGGCCTTCTGGAAGGGCTGCAACGCGAAGATGAAGCAACTGTCGAACCGGATAGGTCCGGAGTTGAAGGCGCTTCGCATGGCGATCCACGGCCGCATACCGTGGCCCATGGATCCAGAGCGCAAGCGCCTCGAATTGCTGGACGCGGAAGCCGACGAGCAGTTGTTTCGCAGTCTGCACGGCCAGACAACTGCCATGGTAGAGGCCAACAAGCGCATCATCGAAAGGGCCACGACGGACAAGGCCCGCCTTGAGCGGGAGGCTAGGCTGGAAGCCGAGCAGGCTCTAGCCGCTGCCCGCAAGGTAGCTTCGCTTCGGAAGGCGAAGCCCGATACCTAATAACGCCGATCCGAGTTATTTGTCCGAATCCGTGGCGCGCCAAACGCCCCTCGGGGGTATCCAGATAGCCCGGAAGGGCTAAAACGCGCGTAGACCCCCTTAGAATGGCTTGGCGGCCCATCTAACCGGCGAGCTCGCGCCCGCCATCTCGTCATTGCTTCGCCTTGGCCGCCTTGAGCGCGGCCATCGGGTCCGGCGCGTACCGGGAAACACCTGCCCGCAACATCTGGCGCAGCAGCTTCCGGCCCTCCGGGCTGCGATCGTTCGCATCGTCCTCGTCACAAACGCAAGGCGGCTCCTGCCAGGGTTTCAAGCGAAGCGCGCGGGACTGGCAGCACGACGCCGCGAAGGCCGCCACCTCCTCCCAGGGCTCGCCGGACGCCAGTTTGCCCGCGAGCTGCTCGCCGCGGCTCGGATCCTCTTCAGCCGCCTTCACCATCGCCGCCTCGAGCGCAATGCGGTCAATCTCGTCAATCATCGTCGTGGTCCTGCAGCATATCGTAGACCGAGCCCCCATGAGCACCATCGGCGCGTCGGCCCGCAGCCCGCGCATCGTATCTGCTCTGGTTCGTCAGCCTGAGCGCGCGCGCACATGCCATCATCGCCCTGCACTCGCGGTCGCGCATCCGAAGCAGCCTGTCCAAGCGCTCAAGGCCGCCCTCCGCCGATAGCCACTTCGGCTCGAATGCCGAAACGAGCCGGGAGAGATCGCGAGCCGAGATAGCGTGGTGGCAGTACGCCGCCAGGTGCTCCCACGTTTCGGGCGGGAACCACCCCGCCGGCAACCTCGTCACGACGTCGGCCCACAAGTCCCGCTCGGCTTCCGTGAAGCCTTCCGGCGGCAATGGCCGGGCATCATCGACGGTCGACAACACGGCCAACGATGCTGACGACCTCCGACCCCGAGCGCTCATGACATTTCGACTTTTCTCAAAGGTTTATTCTTGCGCTTTAGCGAGAGTGCGTGCGGCGCCCGGTTCAGGATCGGAGGGGTCCAGAGATCGAACCAGGGGGGGTGCTGACCCATTCACGCCCTTGATGGAGGGGTGGCGGAGGCGAGGCCGAAAGGCTCTCCCCACCTCCGCCGATGCGCATGTCCGCCGGCCTTCCCGCACGGAGAGACGACGGCCACACGGGCCTAGTTCGTGACCTTGATGGCCTTGATCGCGTCGCTGTCGACCAGCCCTCCGCCCACGCGCTTGGTGGTGTAGAACTTGGTGTATGGTTTGCTTGTGAACGGATCTTTCAGCATCCGCAGCCCTGGCCGCTCCACGATGGTGTAGGCTCGCCGGATGTCCCCGAAGAGGACCGGATACGTGCCCGAGGCCGTGGCCGGCATGTCTTCCGCGAACTCGACCGGCCGGCCCAGGAGAAGCGCTGGCGTGCCCGCCTGTAGGCCTCCCTGCCACAGGTACCTGCCCTCCGAATCCTTGAACTTGGAAACCAGAAGCGCGGTTGCCGAATTCATGAGCCAGGTGCTGTTCTGCCGGTACGGCGCCCGGAGCGAGTAGTAGGTGTTGAGCAACACGTCCCCAGGAAAGGCCGAGGCCGTTGGCCAGCCGCCGGCCACGCCGGTTTTGACGAACTGCACGACGCCGCGGTTGCGGCTGGAATCGGCCTGCGAGGTCGAGTCCATGGCGTAGGTAACGAGGCCCTTCGGCTGCGTGTAGCCATTGCCGGCGATGAACGCGGTGGCCTCGACGATGCCGAATTGCTCCGAAATCTTATTATCGAGCCATCGGCCGATGTCATACATCGAGTCGTCGAGAAGCCGTTGCGTCACCTTGGGCTGCGCCGTGATCTCGTCGAGCCGGATGCGGATCTTGCCGAGCTGCGGGCTGTCAGTCTCCGGTGCTTCGTGCTCGCCCGTCCACGTGGCCCCAACGTCGTCGTAATCATCGACGATCTCGAGCGCGTCGCCAGTCCCGATCGTTTCGATGTTGGCCAGGCGCCGGATGGGCGAGATGTCCCGGAGCTTCGTTGCCATGGTCGCGGACATGGCGGGGAGGACCGTGTAGCCGCCGTCCGGGTCTGAGCCCACCGACATGGTCTTGACGGTGAACTCCGAAGAGAAGACGGCGAAGTCGCGCACGTCGGATCGAGCCCAGGCGGCCATGGTCTTGTGTTCGAGGGCGAGGTCGCCACGGGCCTCGGAGCCGCCACCGGAGCCGGGACGGGAGAACCTCAATTCGAGTTCCTCGCGCTCGCGCTTCTCGGCCTCGATGGCCTTCTTGTTGGCCTCTCCATCGGCATTGAGCTTCTGGAAGGCGGCGCGGACCAGGTGGGCATTCACGCCAAGGTCGGCGCGGATGCTCTCGATCAGCGAGTCGTCGGGTTGGATAGTCATCTCAAAATTCCTTCAAGTTCGGCGCGCGACTTCTTCACGAGGTCCGCGAGTTGCTGGAGTTGCCCCACAGGGGGCGTGGAACCCTTGGCCGCCAGCGCTGGAAAGCCGCCGCGAGCGACAATATCGGCCGCCGCGCGGGACAGGCCGGCCTTGCGCAGGATCTCCTCCAGGTCGCGGATGGAGCCGAGCGATTTGACTTCCGTGATGCGGGCTTCGGGGTTGGCGGGGATCGCGACGAGCGACACTTCGTGAAGGTCGAGCTTGGTGAGCACTCGCGCCCCGTCCTCGCGGCGCCTGGTAGCCCCGCCAGGCGCGACGCGGAAGCCGATCGAGAGGCCAGACACGGCACCGGACTTGAGAAGCGCACGCGCCTCTTTTCCGACTTGCGTCTGCATCTCGATGCGGCCCTTGACGCCCAGACCTTTGGCTGTCTCAAAGAGCTCGGTCCAAGCGCCGACCACCTTCTCCGGATTGTGGCTCCAGAGCATGGGCAGTGGTCGGTTGCCAAGGTTTCCCAGCGATTGAGCAAACGCTCCGCGCGTGATGACGTCGCCGAACACATCAGGCGGCCCGTCGAACGTCGAGCCCCAGCCCTCCACGAAGCCGGAGGCGTCGTCGAAGGCCTTGGCTTCCAGCGGAAGCGGGAGGCCGCGAAATAGGTCCAGATCGTGTTCGCTAACGCCGGTCATGCGCGCAACCTCAGGTTCGCAAGGGTAGGTCTGCGATTCCTTTGCCCAGGTTTCCCCGGTGCCGAAGGTGCGGCCCCGCTTTGCAGCAGTGAACCGACACCGCATCTATGGCACAGCCGGCCCGCAAGCGCAACCATTAGTGTTTGGTCCCGGTACTGACGTTCAGGTCGAGCCCCTCGGCCGCCCGCGCCTTGCGCAGTCGCTCGCGAACGCCGGGGTGTTCCTGCTCGAGCGTCTCGATGGCCGCCTGCAGGGCCATGAGCGCCCATTCCGGCCCCTTGACGTCGGACAGCATCAGCTTCCCCGCGCCAATGCAGGCGACGGCCAGGCTGACGATGTGTGCGACGCCCGAGTTGTGGGCTTCGACCGAGGCGTCGACGAACCCTTGCACATACTTCGGCCACCGCTCCAACTCGGGCCGCAGCTCGGCGTCCACTGCGATGTCGGGGGCGTCGGCGTTAGATGTCGTGTCGGTCATGGTCTTTCTCCTCGGTTGATGATTGGATACCGACGCGGTTGAGCCGCTCCACGTGTTCGTGCACGACCGCCTGGCCAGCGGTCAGCGCGTCGGGGAAACTGCCGAGCGGGCTGCCGGCGGCGTCTACCGCCGTCCAGGCGCGGGCCCCGCGGTCGAGCCGTATGTGTCCGATCGACTCGTCGCCCAGGGCGATGTCGTGCTCGATGTCGGTCTGCAAGCTCAGGATGGGTCGTCGGTCAGACATTCTTCGGCGTCCTTCTCAAACAGGTTCGGCTTCGGCATGCGGATCGGCTTGCCCTTGTTGGCGGCGAGCATGGCGTCGAGCTCGGCGCGCATGCGGACGGACAGCGGCGAAGGCTTCGGCGTCATGGGCGTGGACGTTGCCTTCGGGTGTGGTGGTTTGGGCAATTGCGATTGGGGTACTTCAACGCACGGTTTGCGGCGGTGAAGATGAATGTGTCGCCACAAGCGGCACATGCACTCTCCCAGATGAGGACCATGGTTTGAGCGCCGTCGAGCCGAGTATAGGGCTTCGATCCGACGAGCCTGTAGGACTGTCCCTTGTAGGTCGACACCGTTCCGATTGGCGTCATGAGGGGCGCCGCAGCGTTAGGCATGGGTTGCCCTGCCAATGCATGAGATGCGAACCGGAAAGGGACATGCATACGGACATGCACGACCCCAGGGACACGCATCCCCCCTTACGTAGTAAGGGGATGCGTGTCCCCCCCCCTGCGTGTCCCTGCGTGTACCATGCGTGTCCCCCATGCGTGTCCCCCCCCTTCTCAGTCCACGATTTCGAGGCAAAACAGGTTGCGGGACGGCTTGTCGTAGGGGGTGACGCGCAGCCGGTTTTCGGTGAAGAGCGCGCGCATGGCGTCTTCAAGCTCGCCCTTTCGCAGCCTGTGCTGCTGGGCTTCCTTCTCCTTCGCGAAGACCGTCGGCGCGTAGTTGTTGGCCCGGTCCTTGTCGCTGACGTTGCGGCCGCTGGCGGCGAACCGCTTCAGAAGGGAAAGGAACACGTCCTTGGCCTTGATTTCGCGTTCGAGCCTTTCGAGGCTCGACGTCCCGTGCTCGGGCAGGAACATGCCGTCCTGATATCGGACGACGATGTTCTCCCCGAGCGGTCCGTACTGGTTTTTCTTGAACTGCAGCTCGCGCAAGTCGCTGTCCGGTTGCTCGCCCGGCTCGGCCTTGACGGCCGTCAGATACTGCCGGAAGCGGAACGCGCCGTGCCACCCGGTCGAGCCCGAGAGACCGGATCCCGACGCCATGCCTGACATGCTGGGGTGGGAGAGGATCGTCACCGAACCGTTGGCGACGGTCGCGAGCGCCTGCATGTGCTGGGCGAAGGCATAGACCTGCACCCGGTCGATCTCGTTGCCGGCGAAGGCGCGGGACAGGGTGTCGATACTGATGTTCTTCGGCTTGATGTCGCCGGCGGCCTCGTAGAGTTTGCGGTACAGCGCCGTCGGTTCGACCTTGCCGCCTGCTGTCGGCGCACAAAGGACAGCGTCCTGGCCGAGAAGGCAAAGGACGTGCAAGCCGCCGTCGACCAGCGCCTGGAAGGTGGTGCCGTGGTGAGCGGCGATGGCGGCCAGGCGCCTGTGCAGTTCGTCCGCTTCATCCTCGCAGCCGATGTAGATCGCCGGCCCCTTCTCCGGCATGGACTTGAGCCAGTCGGCGCCGATGACGTGGGCGACGTTCTTGTGCAGCTCGATGATGGATTTGCCGGTGCCTCCCTCGCCCGAGAAGAGCCCTGCCTGGCGAAGCGGCACGCGGTTGAAGATGGCCCACTCGCGCTCCGGGACC